AGTAACTCGGCACCGCTCGGAACTTCTCGACATCGTCCAGTGAGAGGTCCGCAAACCTGGCGAACGCGATGAGGTCTTCGCGGTCGACTCGACCCGCGAACGGATTCTGCTCGAGAGCGCGGTCGACATACTCGTCGAAGTCCTCGATCGCTCGCTGCGCTCCGCAGTCGAACTGCCAACGGAAGCGACAGGAGTCGACCTCGAATGTGACCGAACCGATCGGAGCGAGCAGGCCCTTCTCCTTCCCTGCTCCGTCGAGGTTCGCGGAGTAGACGAAGGTCGTGAGGTTCTTGTCGTCGTGCCGCGATGCGGTCGAGACGATCTCGCGAGAGCCGCGAGGGCGAGGGATGCGGTTGCCGTAGTGCCAGGTCTTGAACCGGTTCAGCGGGCTAGTCGGAGAGCCGAGCAACGACTCGTCGAGACCGAACCTCCGAGCGGAAGACAAGAGGTCCGACTCCTCGATCCGCATCGACTTCGGGAGCGTCCAGTTGACGGAAGCGCCGATCGTCTGTTCCGGAGCGAGGATCAGGGAGGCGAGAGATGAGATGCGAGAATTGTGGGATACCATGTTCGTTGTCCTTCGATGAGGGGCGGGAGGGAGAGAGAGACAGGAGCGGTCAGAGACCGGCGCGGAGACGGGCCTGCAAGCCGAGCATCGCGATGACTGCTTCGTCAGTCCGAGCGGTGACGATGTCGCTCGCCTTGTCGAGAGCATCCGCGAACGGAGTCTCCGTGCCGAGCGTCACCTTCGATGCGCCGAAGAAGTAGAACGGAGACGGGAGGCCGCGGATCGAGCGATCGACGGAGAGGAAGAGGTCCAGCGGCTTGGACTCATCGTCCAGGTTGTCGACGGTCAGGACAACGGACTCGATGACGAAGACCGTCTCGTCGAGACGGATTCGACGAGAGACTGCGAAGTCGCCAACGACCTTGCACTTCTCGAAGAGGTAGTCCGGAGAGCGGTCGAGCAAGGCCGTCACGAAGTCCGCGAGGAGCGGGGCAAGGCGGGGGTCGGTAGAGGTGATGCGGAAGTCGAGCGAGGTGGTCATCTGGTATCCTTGTGGCGCGCCTCCGGAGAGGCAGAGAGAGAGGTCAGTGAGAGGTCAGAGAGTCGACTAGCAGCGGCCGCTCCACGCTTCGCTCGGAGCGTAGGGAGAAGCGGACCAGGGCATCGATCCAGCGGCGAGCCAGACGATCGAGGGAGAGGCATCGTCGAGCGACGACTCGGAGTCCGTCTCTTCGTCGAGGTCGTCAGTCTGATCGTTGAGTTCGGTCACCGCTGCGATCGTCGCCGCGAGCGGATAGTTCTGCTGCATGGCGAGTCGGACTTCGGAGTCGGGATTGAGATTTGAGAGGAGGTCGATCAGTTCGGAGACGGTCATCTTGTGTCCTGCGGTGAGGGGGAGAGGGGAGACTAGAACGAATCGCAGATCGCAACGAACTCGCCTTCCGGAAGTCGGCGCTCGAGTTCCGCGAGCGTGAAGTCGAAGACGATTGCGGCCTCGTCGCGCTTGTCGTGGAACAGGACGGAGAGCGCATCGCGCAGGACCGTGGTCGAGAGCGCGGCAATCTTGTCGGCCAGAGCAGCGTGAATCGTCCGAGCATCGCGAGCGGTCATCGCCTGGCGGATCGGTTCGGTCGTGGTCGTGAGGTCGGCAATCGCGAAGATAGTCGAAACGGAGGTCGTCATCTGGTGCTCTCAGTCCGTCCGAAGGTGGATTCCTTCGAGACCTCGACAAGATAGCAGGTCGTGTTGACTAGTCCAGAGAATGTTACTGCTCCGCATCGCCTCGAATGTCTAGCGATTGCAAGGCCTTATCGGAGGCCCGTCAAACTAGACGAAACGAAGATCGGCCAAAAGAATACCACGGACCTCTCCCCCGCCTGGGTCGGAGGCCGTCAAGGCCGGACGACCCTCGCTTCGTGCTCCTGTCGATCGCTCGCTCGATTCGGAGTCTGAATCCGAGCAGACAGGATGTCATCGCAGGAGGTCAGTGAGTCCAGCGACGAGGCCCGAATCGAGCCGATTCTGCTCCTCGATTCGGAGTCGGAAATCGGATCGGAGAAGAGGACAAAAAAGAAGCGAGATAGTATCGTAGCGATACGCTACTCGCTACGAAACTAGCGTGGCGTTCGTGTCGGCTCGCGTCCTCGGACATACCTTCGGCAGCGACTCTTGTCCACCACAAAAACTCGATCGTCCGGAGGTCGCGCCTGGGCCTCTCGCACTCCTCATCTCGTCGCTTGACCTGTCCAACTAGTGGCCGCTACCTTCGACAGAAAGGGCCCTAGAACGCGAGGCAGCGGGTGGCCCTAGTTCAGTCTATCTCTGACCGCTTGGAGAGGCCACAATGGCGAAGATTCTGCGACCCTGCACGCCGCTCGATGACGAAGCGAAACTATGGGAGCGCTTCCGCGAAGAGACTCCGAAGGCCTTCGATGCGTTCTCGCACTTTCGCGACCTTCCGCGAACGGACAGGAGTGTCCGTGCCGCCTATCGTTCCAGCCAAGCAAAGGCGGGGGTCACGGTCGCGATCGAGGCAGCGCCGCCGACCTGGTACGAATGGGGCACGCGCTGGAAGTGGCGCGAACGGGTCCTCGCTTTCGACTCCGCGAACGACCGTCGAGACCAGGATTCGGAGGCCGACGAGCGAGTCAAGTCGCGCCGCCTCCGGAGAGCGGTGCTCGTCAGTGCGCTCCGCAAGGCGGGCTCCGATCTTCCGTCCGTTGACTTCTCGAAAGCGAGCGCGGCGGACCTCGCTCGATTCTTGGAAGTCGTCGTCAAGCAACTCCGCGAGGAGTATGACGACAGCCCAGCGCAGAAGGTCGCGCTCGGTGGCCTCCGTTCCGATGAGGGCGCGGAGATTCCGATCGTCATTTCCTATGCTCAGTCGAAGACATGACTCCGCATGCCGACCAGATCGCGCCTCCGTTCGTCTCGAAGTCCACGCTCGTCGATGTCGATGTCACGGGCTCGGCCGTTCCGGACTGGAACAGGAAGCAGCAAGAGGTCTGGCAGCAGATCGCGGAGCGAGAGCCGCGCCATGTGCTGCTCTACGGGGGCAGCCGAAGCGGCAAAACCTACATGGTAATCTTCTCGATCTTGCTCCGAGCGATGCTCGCTCCGCGCTCGACTCATCTCGTCGCTCGACTTCACCACAATGCGGTCCGCAAGACCCTCCTCCAGGGCACTTTTGCGGAGGTCATTCGTGACCGCTTCCCTCGCGTGAAGGTGCAGATCAACCTCTCTGACTCCGTTGCTCGCTTGCCGAACGGGAGCGAGATTCACTTCTCCGGACTGGACTCGGAAGAGCGCGTCGAGAAGTTGCTCGGCATGGAATTCTCGTCAATCTACCTCAACGAATGTTCGCAGATTCCGTGGGGAGTCGTGCCTCTGATCCGTTCGCGCCTTGCCCAGCGGCCGACCTATCGGAACAGCGGCGGCCGCATGGCCGTTCGCATGTTCTATGACCTCAACCCGAGCGGCTCGCGCCACTGGACCGCGCAAGAATTCTTGCTCGGCAAGAATCCGAGCGGCGGAATCCTGCTCAATCGCGACTGGTATCTCGCGTGCCAGGTCAACCCGAAAGACAATCCGCTCCTGTCTCCGGACTACCTCGCGGAACTCGACGCGATGGACTCGCGGAGGCGCTCGCGATTCTTGCTCGGTGAGTTCGTGGACGATGTCGCAGGAGCGCTCTGGTCGTCAGAGGACATCGACCGCAATCGCGTTCTCGAGCCTCCAGCGCTCGACCGTCTTTGCGTTGCGGTCGACCCGTCTCTCTCCGGAGCGGAGACCTCTGACGAGGCCGGCATCGTTGCCGTTGGCGCGTCGAGCGGGCAACTCTTCGTGCTCGCCGATGAGTCCGGACGCATGGGGCCGAGCGAGTGGGCGAAGAAAGCGGTCGACCTTTACTGGTCGCTCAACGCGGGATGCATCGTTGCGGAGAAGAACCAGGGCGGGGAGATGGTGCGGGTCACGCTCAACTCCGTTGACGCTCGAGTTCCTGTCGTTCTCGTCGATGCGATCGGCGACAAGGCGAGTCGAGCGGTGCCCGTTGCGAACCTCTACCGTCGCGGATTCGCGCACCATGTCGGGCGACTGGACGGGCTCGAAGACGAGATGGTGTCGTGGGACCCCGATCCTCCTCGCGGTTCGCGGAGGTGGTCGCCTGGTCGAATCGACGCGCTAGTCCATGGCGCTCGGTTCGCGCTGCCGCATGTGCTCGGAGTTCGGATTTCAGACGCGCCGGTCTTCTCTGGTTCGGTCGATCGGAGGCTCGACTCGTCGCTCGATTTCGGCGTGCCGACCTTCCGCGACTGGACCGCGAAGGGAGGTCTCTGAGTGTCCGCTTTCCTCCGCTTGTGACTTCGCCGCGAACGGACTATCGCTTCGACTGCCTTGCAACGGAGTGGACACATGGACGGCATCGAGAAAGCGAGAGAGACGGCGGCACGATTCACCGCATCGACGATCGATCGAGCGAAGCGGAGGGCCGCGGAGTTCCTCCGAACCTCGCCTCCTTCGCCCGTTCGCTCGGGTCGCATCGGTCCTTCCTGGTCGCTCGAGGACTACGCGACCCAGGTCGACGACTCGCGGCTCTTCCGTGACCCTGCTCGTCGCGACTTCGATGACCTGCCGACGGAGCGGCTCCTCGTCAGGACCTCTGGAGAACCGATCTCACTGCGAAGCAGGACGACTCCGCAGGATCGCTATCTGACGATCGTTGCGGAGACGGCGGACCTGCCCACGAAGCAAGGCCTCTCCGGAACCGTGACCGCAGGAGGCCTGCCGCAGGTCGAGAACAAGCAGCAGTTGAAGCCGCTTCTCGCTCGCGGCTTGGCCTATGACCAGGGCGAGTTCGAGCGCATGGCGCGGTCGAATCCTGTCGCCCGTAACGCAGTCCGTGCGACCGTCGAGAGGATAGCGCAGGCAAGCGAATTCTATGCGACTCCCGATGTCGACTTCGAGGCGCTCGTCGCGACGAACGGAGTCTCTCCCGAACTCAGAGCGAAGGTCGCCGGCCAGATGAGGGAGGCGACCGATCGAGCAGCGGAGGTTCTCAACCTCGAGTGGTTTCACAATCCGGACCTCGACCCGCAACAAATCATTCGTGAGCAATCCTACTCGATGGTGCCAGGATTCGTGCTCCACGAATTCGGCATCGACCCTCGCTTGCAAGGCCGCAGGCGAACGACCTTCGTCGAGCATCGAGCGCAGTCGTCAGTCCTCCGCTGGTTGTGGGATCAACGCGAGCGCTGGTGCGGAGTCGTGCAGAACGCGAGCGGCTCGCCAGGTCTCCTCGCGGACATCCCTGTCTCCGGAGTCCAGGTGCAAGGCATGCCTGTCATCGACTCGCGGAAGTTGCTGCTCGTCACGAATCAGAGAATCGGCCTCAACCTCGAAGGAGTCTCGGACCTCCGAGCGGCCTGGTATGCCTCGCAAGGCAAGACCGAGTGGTTCGTCTCCGCGCTCATGCATCGTCGCAAGTGGGGCAACGGATTCCCGCTCTTCCGAATGGACGCGGACTCCGCGAAAGCGAAGGGAGTGAGCGATTCGATTGCGCAGGCCGCGAAAGAATTCTTCTACTCCGGACAGGCCTACCTCTCGCTGCCGCCTGGCGTCACCATGGAGATGATGCAATTCGACTCGGACACGGGCTTTATTGCCGCGATGGAATACTTCGACAAGGAACTGCTCCGCTCGCTCGGTTCGCTCGCGACTGAGATCGGTCAGAACGGCGGGTCCTACAATTTGGCCGATGTCCAGCAAGCCGAGCGGCTCCGTCAATTGCAAGGATACGCGCAACAGATTCGGTCGTCGCGGAAGACATGGATCGAGGCGGCTTGCGCGACCCTCATCGGTGACCTCGCGGTCCTTCCGGAGTTGAGGATCGACGGCATAATGACCCGCTCGGATTCGGAGGTCCTCACCGTCTGGTCTGGTGTCGCGCAGGTTCGGTCGACCCTCAAGCCAGACGGAACTCCGATGTATTCGGAGAGCGACATTCGGACCTTGTGCGACACGGTCGGCGTGCCATTCACAAGCGATGCGGAAGCGAAGGAAGCGCAGGAGTCATCTTCGGAAGAAGTCAAGGCCGCGCCGCTTCTCGTCGGTGCTCTCCAGGTGGCGCAGCAAGTCCTCGGTGCCCTCACCGCGAGTCCGATCAATCCGACTCCGATTGCTCCGGAAGCAGCGGTCCTGCTCCTGTCATCGGCCGGCGTTCCGGAGGATGTCGCTCGGAAGATGGTCGAGGCGCAGATCGGCCGTCCAGTGGTCAATCGAGAGGCAGAGGCATCGAGCGCGCCCGTCTCACAGGAGGTTGTCGACGCGCTAACGGAATCGGCCGACGAGCCCGTCGAGGACCAGGAACTTCCCTTGGACGGAGGCCTAGTCGGTGGAGGCGCTGTCGACGCTCTGATCGCTCGCAAGACCAGAGCGAAGACGCTCGACGAGATCGACACGAAGCCGACGACCGGCATGGCAAAGATCGCGAAGCGCGCTCTCGAGTGGCGAGCGGAGTTCGGTCGCGGAGGAACGGAGGTCGGAGTCGCCCGAGCGCGTGACCTGGCGAGTCGCAAGAACCTCTCCGAAGAGACGGTCCGGAGAATGCGAAATTATTTCACGCGGCACGCTGGCGATTCCAAGGCAGAGGGATTCGATGTCGGAGAGGACGGATTCCCTTCGGCTGGTCGAGTCGCATGGGACTTGTGGGGCGGCGACCCTGGTGCCGCTTGGGCAGAGCGGAAGGTCGCGGAGTTCGACAAGGTGCGGGAGAAGTCGAAGCGTCGAGTCGCCTCCTCATCGCTCGCGGCCCGCCGTCCGAGCGTCGAGGTCTTCGGTCGAGACGGCCGTCTATTCGAGACGCATCGGCCGCTTGTCGGGCCGGAGAAGTGCGTGTCGTGGGCATCGCTCTACTCGGCCACGACCCGCGAGTCAGAGGCCCTTGCAGCGTTCGCTGCGAAGTTAGGCGAAGAGGCGCGGAGCGAATTCATTCGGAAGGTCCGGCCGTTCGTCGAGGCAGGCGATGTCAAGGCGATCGCCGCGATGCAGTTCTCGAAGGTTGAGGAGTTCGAGCAGGTCTTCACCAAGTTCCTGACGAACTGGTCCGAGTCGAATCGTCGCGACCTCCTCGAC